TACCTACACATTCAATAGAGAAACGTGGGCAGGTTCATCTAAAAATATTTATGATTCTGATGGTGGGTTATCTACATATATTACTTTCATAGATTCTCCAGTAAAAAATCAAATCCATTCTTCCCCATATTACGTTAATGTAAATAAAACTGTAACAAATAAAGGTAATATGGCTACCATTAAATTCTTTGATGTGGAAAAAATCTTAGATAAGAAAATTAATACATATGAAAGATTTAAGGTTAAGCAGTTTATTACTGAAAAGAAATTAGACCGTATTGCGTCTAGCGCATTATCTGGGTCTTGCACTAACACTACATCTAACACATTTACTGTATCAGGTTTAGTTGCAGGGGAAGATTGGAGAAAGGTATTGTTTGACGGCAGTAGTGCATACGAGCCTGTGTTTATTGAAAATTACTATTATGTTATTTCTAATATTACTGCACCTGCTAATGGAGAACAAGTTGTAACTGTTACTCACAAAAGATTACTAACCGCAAACGCATTTAGTTCTGTCGGAACATTAGAAACATTTATTGCGAAAAAGGCTTATAGAAAAACGTGGTCGCCTGTATCTCAAACATTTTTAGCCGACCATCAAATTGATACCCAAATAGACTTTGCAAATGCAATAACCAGAAACGGTATTACTGTAACCACATCTGATTCAGATGTAAACGGTATAGAATATATTCTAGAAGATTCTAAGGATAGTGTTATTCTAGAAGTAGATAAGGGAGACAAAGATACAGGTTATACCAAAATTACTTCCAGACCTGCTTCAAACTTTTTTAGCAGTAAATATCTAACTGATTCTATTACAGGAAAACTAATTGTAAATAATCCTATTTTTGAAGGCTTTGTTGAAACTAAAAAAGCCGATGTTAAACAGGTATTTAAATATGAGATTGTAGGCCGTGATTCAATTAACAAACTATTGAATACCACGTTAGATAAAAATTACGTTCACAGTCAAGAATTTGTTCACACTACATTTAACCCCTATGTGGGTGACACAACTAGTTCTACTGAACTAGAGTATGTTACCTTAATTGCTAATAGTATATCTGGCAAAGAAATAACAACCCATCTAGACCCTACATCTAAACTATCATATGGTGATACAATAGCCTTTGACGTAAGTGGTGATAGATATATAGTATTGGGAGTAGTTGAATCAGTATCTAGTAGCCCCAATAAAGTAACACTTATGAAGGATTGTTATATAACTGACTTAAGTAATATTGGCTCTACAACATTAAATAGTAACAGAATTTACAGAATAAGAAAATCCATCATACCTTCTAAGAATCTAGAAACAACGCCAAGAGTTTCTAGCCGTGCTACTAGTATAGTAGGAACTTTAGATAAAGGAATAATTTTTGGAGCAGGTAAAGAATTTAGTTCTTCGGGTGATACTAATTTACTTTCTTTGGGTAAGGGTGCGGGAATAGAGAACGGATATGACATTGATAATTTTTTAACCCCAATTACTAATAGCGATAGCGAATATTTAGAATTCCCATTAGGTTTTGAAACACAATTAAATATCCCAGCGTCTACTCCAGATTTAAAGATTGTTTTTTCTGACACAAGAACGGATAATTCTGTGGACTACGAAATAGGATATATTTCTCCCATAGTTTTAGGGATGGTTGCTAAAAACGAAAATGATAAATTTATTACTACGGGTTCAGATGATTTAGGACACCCCATAAGGCTAATTAATGGGCAGGGATTACCTGATGGGGGTTTTTTACATTTGCTTAGTAGTTATACTAATTCCGATTACAGTCCTAAAACTTTTAATAACATATTTTCCGATGACCCCTCTTATATTTCGTCTACAACCGACCAATATGCTACTAGATATAATATGCCCATATTTAGATATGCAAATACCCACATTAGTAAAAATAATATTCTATTACAGCCATATGCAAATAAATTTAGTAAATTAAACCAAGTTAGATTTGATACTGATGCTGATGCAGTAGATTTAGAAGACGTTGAATATTCTAGAAATGATTACTTTGAAAATACTGCGAATTTTAATTATTATCTATCGGCATATAAGTTAAATTTTAAAAAGATAGACTATCATGACACATATACAGAATTCTATATGGGGGGAATACCGAAGGAACAAACAGGGTTATATCCCGCCTTAGGTTCTAAATTTTTCGATATAAATAGAATTCCAGGTTGGTTTTATAATAGAGGGACTTATTTTGGTAACAGATTTAGCACAGATAGTAAAGAATCTTTACCGTTTTTTGTAGGTAGAATGGAATTGCATGACCCAAGCGCACTATCAATGCATTTATTTTCTTTGGGCGACGTTTATCCAGAAAGTAAGAAAAATCAAAATAATATTTTTTATACAAATAGAGATTTGAATGATTACGCATTATTATTTAAAAATAAAAAGAGCAATAACGCTGAGAGAAATAACGTAGGATATACACATTTTAGTGATACCCATTCTCCTAATCTGATTCAAGTTTCAAATAGAATTGATTCTGATTATCACGTTGAACCTATTATTTCATCTTCGGGTGAACAATTTAGATTTAATTTGATGCGATTAACAGATGTGACTATGGATATGTTGTTCAATGAAGTAGATTACGAAAATGTTGAAATTAATAATAAAGGAACAGAAATTTCAAAATTATCACATCTTACTCATGGGGGGATAGGTTTCTATCCAACCTTTTTGATTAAATCATTTTCTGAGGCAGGTCTTTATTATAAAGATATGAAAGTTACTTCGGCTCATTCAGATTTAGATAAATTAAATGTTAATAATACGGGTTGGTATGATTCAAATTTTAATTATTATCTTTACGGGTATATTAATAATTTAAATTACCCTACATACATAGGCAAGGTTAGTACTGCTACTTCAAATATAATTACCTTTACATCAGCAATTGACCAATTATTTAATGTTACCAATATGGTCTTATACGTTAGGGTAACTTTTGCTGATTTGGATAGTTTTGCTTCAGCAATATATAAAATTCAAATGTTATTAACTAACAATTCAGAAGTTCCGCACATCAGGGAGGGGGAGAATGCTTTACCGCATAATTATCTTTCTACTTCTGTAATGGTAAATTCAAATTTAGAAACTAACGAGTCTAATGACGCAGATAAGACGTTTATTTTTGATGGCAGTTTAACAGACCCAATAGGGGCTATTCTCAGAACTCCTATATTTGTAGATGCGGGAACATTAGCAAATTCAGAGACAATAGTTATACCTGCTTTAAGAAGCACATTAGACGCAGCAAGATTAAGACCTGCACTAAAAATGCAAATACCTGCCACATATACTGGTAATACAATTACTATTGCTAGTTCGCATAATTCAGAATTGACCAAATATTTTAACCTACATAGACAAAGTGTTTTTGCAGTAAGCACAGCGACTCCAGGTTCAGGAGTTATAGGAAGTTATACACCTAGATGGTTTTGGGATGGAACTGGTTCTGAACCGTCAGTAAATAGAAATTTAGCGGCAGTTGGTTCTGCGGGTAATTTTGAGTGGCAAGTAAGTGGAACAGATTCTACAACTGATAACGTTATTACAGGATGGAAATTTAGACATACCGATAGTTCGACGATATACACAATTGTTAGAGTAATAAGTTCTACTAATTTTATCGCCTATCCTGCTCATTCTGCCGAGAGTTCTAGTAACGCTTGGTTTACTAAAGAATCTAAGAATTCAAATAGTGTGGGTGGTTTTATTTCAATAACTGGGTTACAATCTGGATATGACGCTAATTACAAAGTTACAGGTTATACTGATAATACATTAACAATACAAAATATGGCGGGTCAAAATCCATCTCTACCTACACAAAGTTCAGAAGTAACACTAACAATTGCAGGTGCAGACCCCGATTATAAACCTAATGGTGAACTATACGCTTCAACCACTGGTGGGGTAACTTCAATTAAAACCTATCATCAAATGTGGGTAGAGGATGTTAATGGGCATGATGAACCTGTTTATTTTCACAGACATTTAAATTCAGTCATCCCTCATAGAGCATGGCATGATTTTGAAGAAAGAATGGACATTACTAGTTTAGACCAAGTATTTTTAAGATTCGGAGATATACCAGAAGTTCAAGGACAATTTGTTTCTTTATCGCCAGAAGTAAAAGAAGTCGTCGGTTCTGTTAGTGAAGATTCTTTTAGTGGCATAAGTGAACTTAAAGTGGGGTATAGAAGAGGTAGTGCAGTAGGTTCAAAAACACAAAGATGGAACAAGGGTGTATTTGCTAAATATGTTGATGATAAAGGACCGTTATCGGAAAATTTTCAATTCGGAGCAACGCAGTTTCAGGAAAGAATGTTTAGTGCTGAAATGCTATTTAGACCTTATATTGATGTAACAACATCTATGATTATTAATTATAGTGCAAGTAAGGCATCTGGCGATACTACATTAGTTAATAATGAAGAAAGGATATTAAAATTTGACGTTGATTTGAACCCTGCTAATCACCCCGCTACAAACCATTGGGTAAATTATTGTAATAATCTGACAGGATATTATTTTAGAAATGGTAATGAAATACATAAAGTAATTTCCCACGAAATTAGTAGGGAAGAAAATAACGTTAGTAGACATTTACTTAAATTAGACAACGCAAGCACTTTAAGTAATGGTGATAAAATATATTTAATGAGAATTAATCAAGTTTGTATGTATGATTTTTCTCCTAAAAAAATAATTTTAAATAGGGCTAAACATGAATATACCAAAATGCCAGGAAAAGATAAAATGCATAAAAATACATACGATGCTACCAAAATACACGGTAATAATGATGGAGGAAATATGGTATTAGAAATTGATAATTCTGTGAAGGGTATTAAATCTATGTATGTATTAATTGACCCTGATGGCACAAATACAAATTCATTCTTAGAAACTAGAAATTCAACTAAGGCTAGAAGTTATTCCCAAATAACAAGTGAGGGAAAGAGAGTATTTGTTACAGATGGAGTAAATGAATTAATTACAGATGTTAGAAAAACAGGTAGCGTGATAGAATTTTCAGATATAAAAAAGATGTTAGGGACACCATCAATTGGTTCTACTTTTTCTGTAAGAGTTAATAAAACACCTGGTTTTAAACCAGAATCTGTGTGTATAGGAGTTCCATTTAAAATTGTAGACGAACTGGAATCAGCAATTAATGACGCATTTGAAATTAACGATATTTCCTATACACAAGATACGGAAGATGACAAGTATTATGGAGCATTTAACTTTACAGGACAATCGCTATATTCAGCCGCTAACAATCTATTGTCTTACAAGAATAAAGAAATATTAGTGGATGGGGAAGAGATTAAAATTGTAGATAAAGAGGATGAGAAAAAGTATAGAAACATTGTCTTATCTTCTAAAAACT